CAATCCTGGCACTGGCCTTCAACCTCATAGTGGTCTTACCAAGTCTTATGAACGGAAAAATAAACGAGATGTTTGGACAATAACAAACAAACCATATAAGGGAGCACACTTTGCTGTATTTCCACCTGACTTGATTGAACCATGCATACTAGCAGGGAGTCAGGAGGGAGATATTATTCTCGATCCATTTATGGGATCAGGAACTACAGCAATGGTTGCTAAGAAACATAATCGTAAATATATTGGGTGTGAGTTGCATGATGGATATGAGGATTTGATACAAAAAAGAGTGGATGAAATTCCTACTAGATTACCCCTAGACCAGTTGATATAGTGGCACACTGATCTGCACAATAGGTCTGAGTATGCTATAATATTAGTATACAACAGGATACTATGCCAAACAGACATCTAGAACATCCAGAAGACACTATCCTTCTCAGCAGAAGAAAATGTTATCAGGTTGTTTGCACCTTGATGCAGGAGGAAATACCTCTTGGAGTCAAGTGGGATGGTGCACCTGCTATAGTATTTGGAACTGACCCTCGTAACGATAAGTTCTTTGTTGGTACTAAGTCTGTATTCAACAAAAAGAGGGTAAAGATATGCTATTCTTATGAGGACATTGATGAAAACTACAAAGGCGAAGTGGCGAATATCCTGCGTTTATGCTTTAGGCATCTTCCTAGGATTGGTGGCATTGTACAAGGGGACTACATTGGCGTCAGTGGTGGTACTAGGTATACTCCTAATACCCTTGAGTATATTTTTTCTACCCCAACTACTGAGCATATTGTTTTTGCTCCTCATACTAACTATACCGAAATATCTCCCACTGCTGTTCCTACTTTTGGTTGTGTTTTGTCTGGTGAAACTGGCACTCATATGGTCGGTCCCAACGAAGCTAGTGCGTTCATTCCGAAGAGCGAGAAGAAGTTTAACTGGATCAAGTTCATCTACAACCTTGCAAGAGCGCAGAGACCAAGCAAGAAATACTATGCAGAGATACTAAAACATGTAAACAAATGGGTCAGAGAGGGTCTTGTTCCTCCCGCAGAAGAAATGTATAAGACCTTACCTGCTAAATATAAGGGAGAAGTAAATGTTTACACATTCAAAGTGTGGGATCAAATCTTCCAACTGAAACAGTCATTAATGGATAACATAGAGGTAAGTGGTTCAGTAACACCATACTTAGATGGTGAACCAACTGCTCATGAGGGGTTCGTTACACAGACAGAACACCCAGTGAAACTCGTAGACAGACTGACCTTTAGCAAAGCAAACTTCAAATTAAATGGGTAAATGAAAAAGTTTAGTGCTTTTCTATCAGAAGCAGAGAGATCTTTCGCAGCAAGAGACGCTGAAAGATTAAAATTAAAACATGTGGGTTATGGTAAGTATGCCGATGTCAATGGCAAGGTAACTCATTTTACAAAGAATGGAAAATTAGAAAAAATAACTGCAGAAAATGGCGGTGGCACCGATCAAACAGGCGGTGAACTATCTGGTGGCGAAGAGAACTCTGATGGTGGTGTAGATCAAGGTGCGATAGCAATAACATTTGGAAGGTTTAACCCTCCTACTACTGGACATGAAAAACTTCTAGACAAAGTAGCAAGAGAGGCAAAAGCAAGTGGAGGAACGTATAGAATATACCCCTCAAGGTCGGAGGATCCTAAGAAGAATCCCCTCGACGCAGGGACTAAAGTTAAATATATGCGGAAGGCATATCCAGATCACGCGAACTCGATCATTGATAATGCTGACATGCGTACCATTTTTGATGTTCTCACATCACTCGATAATGATGGGTATAGCAGCGTTAACATTGTTGTGGGTGGCGATAGGGTCAGTGAGTTTAACTCGTTAGCAACCAAATATAATGGTGATCTATACAACTTTGAGAACATCAAGGTAGTATCAGCAGGTGATCGTGACCCAGATGGTGAAGGTGTTGAAGGTATGAGTGCATCTAAGATGAGACAGGCAGCAGCAGATGGCGATCTTGAATCATTTAAGAAGGGTGTACCATCAGGAATCAAAGACAAAGATATACAATCTCTGTTCGGAACGTTAAGAACTGCAATGAAAGTTGAAGAGGTTGACGATTTTGCAGATTCGTCTTATAATTTATATGAGATAGCACCGAAACTAGATCCTCAAGGTTTGCGTGAAGCATACTTTGATGGAGAAATATTCAAGGAGGGAACATTCGTTGAAAACAGTAACACAGGACTCATTTCTAAAATTGTTAGTCGTGGTAGCAATCACGTCATCTCTGTTGATGAGTCTGATCATATATTTCGTAACTGGTTAAAAGACCTAACAGAGAAAAATGATATAAAATTCTTTACCTATAAACCTGCAGGTCTTATGGGTACACCAGAACTTACCAACTATATGAAAAGAATGACACCTGGTGAGTTCGTTAAGAAGATAAATAAAAAGGACAAAGTACACCAATGACAATGAAGAGCTTTACTGACATGGAACTACCTGATATGACCGATGCATATCGTCAGGTGCAAGAAAAGAATTTAGATCCAGTTAATCCTGTTGCTGTTAAGAAGAAGTTCAAGGACAGAAAAGATAAGGACGTAGACAACGATGGTGACGTAGATAGCAGCGACAAGTTTCTACATAAGAAGAGAAAGGCAATCTCTAAAGCAATGAAGGAACATCATCAAAAAGATGAGAACGGTAAAGTCATTGAGCATGATGTAGAAGATGTTGAAGAAGCATATACAGTAACTAATGCTGACAAGAAAGCAAATACACCTGCATACCAGAACTTCAAAAAAGGCATGAAGTCTAAGACAACTGGTAAACCTATGTACAAGGCAGCAGACCACATGAAGGAAGAAGAGATTCATCCTGATGACAATGTACTATCACCAGAAGAACTAGAAAGAGTAGCAGAACTCTCTAGAGAGTGGGATGCTAAGATGGAAGAAGGATATGGTGGCAAACCTATGATGAGTAAAGGTGGAGAAGTAAAACCACCAAGAACTGCAAAGGGTGCTATGGCATATGATGGTCCTAACAAGGCAGCATCAGAAGCAAAAGATAGACTAGTTGCAAAAGCAAAAGCAAAACGTGAGGCAATGAAAAAATGAAATCCTTTAAACAGTATTGCTCAGAAAACTATCGTGCGATGAGAAATCCTGAGAAGTATAAACCAGATGATGAGTCTGATAAACCATACAAAGAAAGATCAAGAGCAAACAGGATGAAAGATCCTAAGAGAGGAATCAATTCTCCTGCATTTAAAAAGTTCATGGCATCCCAAGGTATGTAATGTTATCCTTTAAAGAACTCTCAGAAAAGAAAAAAACTAATGTCTTGATAAATCCTAAGAAGAAGGATTTACAGGAGAAGAATCATGGTGAGGACTGTGATTGTATGAAGTGTGAAGAGAAACGTCGCAAGGAAGATGTAAATGATGGTCCTGACATAGCAACTGAAGAGTCATGTGGTAAAGGTATGTACTACTGTAATACTGATAAGAAGTGCAAACCTATACCTGAGGGATACAAAGAAGATAAAGATGGCATGTTAGTCAAAGAAGCAAAGTATGAAGCAGGTGCATCAAACTATGGTAAGATGTCTATCAGAAATAAAAGAGCAGTAGGATATGGTGGTAATGCTGCACCTCCAGAGGAGAGAAGGAAAGCACATGCTGAAAGAATGAAGAAGCATAAAGGCATGAAAAAAGAAGAACCAGAAGTCTATTGGTCAAGTAAAGCATTAGATCAGTTAGATGAAATAACTGCAAAAGATAGATTCAAAAGAGACGCAGGTGCTATTGCTAAAAAGAAAATGCGTAACAAAGAACACAGGAAATATGTTAATTTCCTAGACGTAGATGAAAATACTATACATAGTTTTAACACATTCATTCAAAACAACAAACCGTATGACAGTCAAAAAGAAGTTTCAGAAGAAAGCGATAAAGAAAGCAAAGTTGAGACTTCACTGTTAAAATTCTCGGAGTGTTGGAAGACACACAAGAAAGTAGGCATGAAAATGAAGGGTGGTAAACTCGTCAATGATTGTCGTCCTAAGAATGAAGCAAAGGAATACACAGGACCTGACAAAGAAGATAGAAAAGTTATCAAGAAAATGGATAACAAATCTTTTGCTGCAAAACTAGCAGACTATGAAAAGAAAATGGATCCTAAGAAGCGTCAGGCACTTAAGGATAAAGCAACTAAGGGTATGAAGTTTACTCATGAGGCAGCAAATCCTGCACAACAGGCAGCGATTGCTATTGACATGAAGAAGAAAGGAAAGAAACCCAAGGATATACAAGAGGAAGACAAAGCACTTGATATAATCAGGAAGAAGTATAAAGATCAGATCATGAAGAGGGGACAACCTAAGAAAGTTAAGGGTGCTAAGTCTACTGTAGGTACTGGTAAGTATAAGAAGATGGCAGATCAAAAGAAACAAACTGCTGCTGATGCTAAGAAACGAGGGTTTAAATCTACTCAGGACTATGTAAATACCATGGCAAGATACGGTGGTAAAGATAACTATGACAAGGGTAAAGGATTAGGTTCATAAGTCATATACATATAGTATACCTTATAAGATTTAATCATGATTGGAAAGTTTTTAATGCCACTGGCATACAAAGTAATCGATTCTGCTGTCAAGAAAATTCCTGACGATGCGGAACTTGGAGAAAAACTAATAGAAATTTGCTTACTTATTATTGGTAAGGCAGTTAAACTAACTAAAACTACAGCAGACGACGAACTCTTTAATAAAGTTAAAGAAGCGTTGGAAGCTAAATAGTACATAGAAAAATACCGACGGAGTACAAATGTCAATCTACGGAGTACTTGACGCAAAAGCAATGGGCACTAATGTTGGAGTAACCAACGGTGATGCCACAGTAACTACATCGGGGGACTTTACAGACACATCTGACAATTTTGTCAAGGTCGGAGACGTATTGGAACTCAGTGGTGTTGCATATATTGTCAAGCAAGTAACAAGTGCAACAGCACTAGAACTACACAAAGCATATGCAGGATCAACTGCAACTATTACTGCAGCAAACGCAGTAAGAAGAAACCCTCCAACTGCAGTAGCAGAGTTTGTGATAAAAGGAGGAGATACAAACTCATATGAGTTATTATTTGTCGATAGCACTGAGGTTGGTATCGCAGCAAACAAAACTCGTGGTATCACTGGTCCTGGTTGGTGGAAGTATCACACATACACTGACGTATCTGGTGCAACTCGTCATAAGGCAGAGCATCTAGCATTTGTACACGCAGCATCAGGAACATCTGGTGATGACTCAGATGACACACTCGTAGCAGACGCAGCAAACACTATTACATTGTCTACAAACAACACTGATAAGACAACTTCAAGTGGTGCAGCAACATTCGCAGTGGTAGCATCTGTAACCAACAGTGGTACAGCAACATTCCAGTGGCAGAAGAGAACATCTTCATCTGGAAGATTCTCTAACGTATCTGGTGCAACTAGCACAAACCTTGCACTTACAGGACAGACTGCATCTAATGATGGTAACCAGTACAGAGTTAAAGTTAACTCAGACAATGGTGCTCCAGAAGTTATTTCCGCAGTAGCAACCTTAACATTCGGTAGTTAATAACTAACCTATGAAATTTGACGAACTGAATGAGTCTAACTACATTCTGTTCGCCATAAAACATTATGAAAATCCTCATTGTGTTACACGAGAGGATTTTGATGAAGATGTGAAGCGTTTTAAATACTTGAAACGTCTACTGAAAAGATATTTAAGAGGGGGTCCTTTGAGGATCCCTTTAATCTTGAATCACCTCATCATACTTTATAATGTCTTTGGCGAAGCAGCAACACCACTGCTCTTTTTCAAGTTTGAAAGAGAATACTGGTGCTTACTAAAGACTCTATTACTTTATTTGAATAAATATCCTATAGGAATGATGCCAGACCTTGACATCGATCCTACTTTGCAAGAAGAACTGGACAAAATCTAATGAACGAAGAAATGATGACAGCAGGAACAGGAGGTTTCAGTGGCAGTGCTGCTGCAACTGGTCCCAACGCGGGATATGATCCTGTCATGAAGTTCAAAAAGAAAGTTCAGAAAAGAAAAAAACTACAAAAAGAATCCAGAGAAAATCCTAAAGAACCAAACAAATTATACCAATACAAAGTAAATATTCCTACAGTAGGAGAGACTATAATCTATGCTAATAGTCCTGCTGAACTAAAAATGAAACTTCGCATGTCTATCATGCCAAAGTATAGAGGTGATATAAGCATAGAACGTATACTTCCCGCCAATGCAGGTAAGTTCTTTATGGATAAGAGAATGAAACATATGAGAAATGTACAGGAAGAAGCTGGCGATACACAGATGAAAGCAAAGCAAGCACAGATGAAGATCGCTATTGAGAAGAAGAAAGTACAGATGAAAAAACAGGAGTTAGCAAAACAACTTCAAATGAAAACTCAACAACTAAAGAAACAAGCAAGGGCAGGGGCAGAACAAGACGCAACGAGATAATGTCTGACATTAACACAGCAATAATAGAAAGACTGGAAAGAGTCGTTGAATCTTTACAGGATAACTCTGTAAAGATGGGTCAACTTCTGGCAGTTCATAATGAAAAGTTAGACAAACAAGATAGGATTGACGCAGTGCTATTTGAAAAGATAGACAGTCTGCATAAAGATTTAACTAGAGAGACAGGAGACATAAAGAAAGGGTGTGAACGTGATATTCGTAAGGTGGATGATAGATTAAGATTGATGGAGAAAAAGATGTGGACTATAGCAGGTGGACTAGTAGTAATAAGTTTTATCATATCCCTGCCTGGACAAGTGATTATGAGAAACTTGACAAATGATCCAGGAAATACTACAATAGAAAAGTTAGTTAAGTAACTACCTTAGTGATTGACATACTGTATACTAATCTAGTATCAGCAAGACTGGATAAATTTAAAAAGATCAAAGAGGGTACCTACAATTTTAGGTGTCCTTATTGTGGTGACTCACAAAGATACAAGAATAAAGCAAGAGGTTATCTCTTTACAAAGAACTCAGGACTTGTCTACAAGTGCCACAACTGTGGTGTAGGCAGGTCTTTTAGTAATTTCTTAAAAGATAATGCGAATGACCTTTATGATGAGTATCTTATGGAGAGATACAAAGCAGGTACAACAGCAAAAAAAGGTATTCATGGAGGATTTAATGCTCCAGAACCTAAACTAGATTTTCAAAAACCAACATTCAAAAAGAAGGGAGATCTAGACAATATCCGATCACTAAATATATCGCACCCTGCAAAAAAATACATCGTTGGTAGAAAAATTCCAGAGAAATATTTCTCTGATTTATACTACGCTGAAAACTTTTGCACATGGGTAAACACACAAAAACCAACATTTACAAATGTCAATAGAGATCACCCAAGAGTTATTATTCCATTCATTGATGAGAACGGAGAATGGTTTGGTTTCCAAGGGAGGTCACTTAATGTAAAGGATAAACTTCGTTACATTACTATAATGCTTGACGACTCTAGAACTAAAGTCTTCGGATTAGATAGAGTTGATTTCAACAAAACTGTTTACATAACAGAAGGACCATTTGATAGTCTCTTTATTGACAATGCAATCGCTATGGCAGGTGCTGATATAGATTGGAAGTTGATAGACAATAAAGATGCTGTCTTCGTTTTCGATAATGAAAAACGAAACCCAGAAATAGTCAAACGTATGGCAAAGGTTATTGACAAAGGTTACGAAGTTGTCATCTGGCCAGATCATTTGATCGAGAAAGATCTTAATGATATGACAATCTCTGGACATAATGTACAATCTCTGGTAGAATTTAACACCTACGACGGATTAGAAGCAAACGTTAAACTTAGCGAATGGAAAAAGGTATGACACCAACTGCAGAAGCAACTAAAACAATAAACGTCATCAAGAGAGATGGAGAATCAGAACCTCTTGATATTAATAAGATACACAAGATGGTAGAACTTGCGTGCGAAGGACTTGCAGGTGTATCAGAATCACACATAGAAGTGAATGCAAACCTACAGTTCTTTGATGGCATCAAAAGTTCAGACATCCAAGAGATCCTTATCAGATCAGCAAATGATTTGATTGATCTTGAGTCACCAAACTATCAGTATGTTGCTGCTAGACTTCTTTTATTTTCCTTAAGAAAATCTGTTTATGGTGGTCACCCAGACAATCATCCAACGATTCTATCCCACGTTAAAAAGTGTGCTGATCAGGGTGTATATGACTCTGTAATCCTTTCAAAATATACTGAGGAGGAATGGGGTATAATAGAGGGGTATATAGATCATGATCGTGATTATTTGTTTACTTATGCAGGTATTAGACAAGTAGCAGATAAATATCTTGTACAATGTAGGACTACTGGTGCAACATATGAAACACCTCAGTTCATGTATATGATGGTTGCTCTTACATTATTTCAAGATGATGATAAATTTTACAGGTTAGAGTATGTCAAAAAATACTACGACGCAATCTCAAAACACAAACTCAATATACCGACACCTATTATGGGAGGTGTTAGAACACCCATTAGACAGTTTGCAAGCTGTGTTCTTGTTGATGTTGATGACACCCTCGATAGCATCTTTAGCAGTGACATGGCTATTGGCAAGTATGTTGCACAAAGGGCAGGAATCGGTATCAACGCGGGTCGCATCAGGGGTATCAACAGCAAAATCCGTAGCGGAGAAGTACAACACACAGGCGTTGTACCTTTCCTCAAAAAGTTTGAAAGTACTGTCAGATGCTGCACTCAGAATGGCATTAGAGGTGGATCAGCGACTGTCCACTTCCCCATCTGGCACCAAGAAATAGAAGA